AAAAAAGACATAACCGAAAGCACCCAGATGTTTAGTGTTGCTATGGCGGGATTTGGATTAACACAGTTGGATAAATATGTTGGAAAGTTGCAGGAGAATGGATATACGGTCGCGGTATATAATCAGGATATTCAGGGAAAAAATACAACGAGAAGTTTATCAGAAATCATCTCACCGGGTACATATTTCTCTCCGGATAATACAAGTCCAACCAATCACACGATGTGTATTTGGTTGGAACGTTCTAGGGCAAATAAATTTATGCCGAGTCAAATAACCGCGGGTATTTCCTGGATCGACATTTTCACCGGTAAAACAAACCTGTCGCAGTTTACGCGCGAGTATAATCATAATCCGTGTACATATGACGAGCTAGAACGCTTGGTCGCCATCAATAATCCCAGCGAATGCATATTGGTAACGAACCTGGACGGCGAATACTTGGAGGACATTGTGAATTATGCGGGGATATCGAGTGTAAAGGTCCACAAGGTCATTTTAGATTCGGGGTCGGAGATGGCGGAGTTTGCAGATAAGGCCCAGAAGCAGAATTACCAGCAATCGGTATGCAATCAATATTTTCCGACGATGTCGTCTGATTACCTGATGAACATTTTTCCAACGCATTTGTTGGCGGTTCAGTCGTTCATTTTCTTACTGGACTTCATTTATAAGCAGAACCCGAGTCTGGTATATAAATTGTCTTTGCCGACGATAGATAATACGGAGGATAATCTTAGATTGGCAAACCATTCTCTGCAGCAGCTCAATATTATCGATGAGGGGAGACACCACGGCAAGCTAAAATCGGTGGGAGACCTTCTAAATAATTGCGTTACTGTAATGGGTCAGAGACAGTTCCTATATAATTTGAATAACCCAACCACAAATAAGAAGGAGCTAAATATGTCGTATGACATAACCGATGTTGTTTTAACTAAGGAATTGTGGAAGGGTTATAGAGAGAAACTAAATGGCATTCACGACTTAGAGAAGTTAAAGAGGAAAATGATTATAAAGAAAATAACGCCAAAAGATTTTAGTGTGTTTTATAATGATTTAATGAGTATTATCTCTCTAGACAAGAGTATCAAAGGAGAAGAAGAGGTGTTATTATATGTGGACAAGGTCAGGAACAAGGGAAAGCGTACACCCGCATCAGATTCCATTAAAGACCTATGTGAGCGACTTGCGACTGATTTGGAAAAGAATTTTTATTTAGATAAGTGTTTGGAAATAAATAACGTATCGACGGAATACCTATCGTCGCTGTGCATCGATAAATTATCGTTTATTAAACCAGGAATATGTGAAGAGGTGGATAGTCTGTTGGAGGGGTGCGTTGATTCGAGGAAGAAATTGGAGGCGATCTCGAAATGGCTATCAAATAAGGTGGGGTCTATCGAGAAGAAGGCTAAGACCACCACATTTATTAAAATACACGAGACGCCAAAAACAGATCCAGTATTAATGGGAACAAAGAGGAGGATGACGTTGCTGAAGTCTGTTTTAGGAAAGGAATCCGCAAAAAAGACACCCCTAGAGTATGAAGATTTTTCGGGAAAGGTCCAGCATTTTATGTTTAAATATGACGATTTAGATTATGTTACAATGGGTAGTAATAAAAAGGATTTGGTTGTTACGAATCCCGACATTCGCACACTTACAACAAAAATTCAGCAAGCGGAGACTAAATTGGTATCAGCCACTCTCGCTTATTATAGGGGATATGTAGAGGAATTCGTGAAGTATCAAGAGCATTTCGCAGAAATAGCCGATTTTGTATCTACGATAGACCTACTGCAATGTAAGGGATATATTGCAAATAAATACAACTATTGCAAGCCGACAATAGTCTCTAGTGAAAAGCCGTTTTTTTCGATGAAGGAGCTTAGGCATCCTCTGATTGAACATTTGCAGACGAAGGAGATCTATGTAACGAATGATGTATGTATGGGCAAGGCAGGAGATAAAGACGGGATGTTGTTGTATGGGACGAATGCGGTCGGAAAGACGAGTTTAATCAAGTCGATTGGTGTAAATGTAATCATGGCACAGGCCGGCTTGTATGTTGCGTGTAGTGAAATGGAATATTATCCATATCAGTCTATATTTACACGTATTTTAGGGAACGATAATATATTCAAAGGGTTGTCTACTTTTGAGGTGGAAATGTCTGAATTATGCACGATATTGAAGCTGGCGGACGAGGATAGTCTTATTCTGGGGGACGAGTTATGTTCGGGAACGGAGAGTGATTCCGCGCTGAGTATTTTTACGGCGAGTTTAGAGACGTTACACGAGCGTAAAAGCACGTTTTTGTTTGCAACGCATTTCCACGAGATTCAGAAGTATGGCGAGATCGGGGAGTTAGATAGGATGGTGAGTAAGCATATGGAGGTTACGTATAATGCACAGAAGGATTTATTGGTATATGATAGAAAGCTTCGAGATGGAGCGGGAGACAGTATGTATGGTCTTGAGGTATGTAAGTCACTCCACCTCCCAGACACGTTTTTGGAACGCGCTCATTCAATAAGGATGAAATATAATAAAACGAAGCGAGGAATATTGAGCGAGGAGGGTAGTCATTTTAATGTGAAGAAGATAGGCGGAATATGCGAAATGTGTAGGGAGGAGAGGGGGACAGATACGCATCATTTGCAACATCAGAAAGGCGCGAATATGCGAAACTCGTATATAGGGAGTTTTCATAAAAACCATAAGGCAAACCTGATGACGCTTTGCGAGGGCTGTCATTATAAGATACATAATACGGACGAACAACATAAACGTATAAAAACAAGCGAGGGGTATACTTTAGAATGTGTTAGCGGCAAATAATTCTGTCTATATGTATATATGATGAAAGTGACGAACGTGAAGAACATAAATAGAACAAATAAAATAGTAAACTCTTTTAACAGAATAAAGCGTTTTTTCATAAAAAATTACATTTATATTATATCTTTAGTTTTATTATTTATAGGAGGAACAGTGGTGTTTAGAATGCACGGAGTTAACTTTAATCCAAATACATCATCTCATATAGATAAGATAGTTACAATAGAGTCTTTCTCAGGAGGAGGAGAGTTTATTAATTCTGTGGATGAGGACGAAACAGTCGGTGAAAAAGATAAGGAAAATAATAGCGAAGAACCAGAAAATACAGAACCAGAAAATACAGAACCAGAAAATACAGAACCAGAAAATACAGAACCAGAAAATACAGAACCAGAAAATACAGAACCAGAAAATACAGAACCAGATGAAGAATCAAATAGAAAAGACGATAAAGAAATGGAGGAAGCAAATAGACGCGAAAAGAATAAATCCCGACATGAACGATATAATAGGATAGGGCGGGATTTTGGGGCGAGGAATAGCAGCAAAGGATTATGTAAAAAGAAGCCTCATGAAATACACGATGTGTGCACTACATTATCGAAAGATCGGTGTATAAAAACCGAATGTTGCATTTACGCACATCATCAAAACGCGGACGGTGATGATAGTTACGAATGTATACACGGCGACGAGTCCGGGTCTAATTATAAAACAAAAGACGGGGCACCTCGCGATATTGACCACTGGTATGGGGCACCTCGCGATATTGACCACTGGTATTATATGACAAAATGCTATGGGACGAATTGCGATGGGAAATCAACACAGGGGGCAAGAGAAACCGACGCAAGAGAAACCGACGCAAGAGAAACCGACGCAAGAGAAACCGACACAAGAGAAACCGACACAAGAGAAACCGACGCAAGAGAAACCGACGCAAGAGAAAACCTCCCCAAAGAATAATCTAAAAAATTGATTTATATATAGAAATAATATACATATATACAAATATGATTATTCCTGTAAAATGTTTTACGTGTGGAAAAGTATTGGCCAATAAGTGGGTATGAAGCGGAGGTGCGTAAGAAAAAAAGCATCGACGGTGTAAGCATTTCGAGAGTCCAGTATTTAACAAACGATATGATAGACAAAACCGCAGAGGGAGCTGTAATGGATATGTTGGGTTTAACAAAAATGTGCTGCCGCCGTCATATGTTAACTCATGTAGATATTGAATAATAAAAATATTGAATAATGTAAATTTATATATTATATTTATATATTATATAATGGCGAAGACTAAATACAATAGCCGTAGTAAATCCGGAGCGCGTAGAACCGCACGTAGAACAGCGAGTAGAACCGCACGTAGAACAGCGAGTAGAACCGCACGTAGAACCGCACGTAGAACCGCACGTAGAACCGCACGTAGAACAGCGCACACGGGACGGACAAGGAATGCGAGAAATATGCTCGGCGGAACAAAGTCCGTCTCACCTTTTTTAGGCTATGGGTGGACGGGACAAGTATCGTCGTGGCCAGGTACATTAAATAAATCATCTTCCACGTGTAGCGGGATAATGCAGTCGAACTATTATCCGTTAAGTAAAGTCGGAATTACTCAAGGAATACCAATTGCGTCAAACACATTAAGGGGTGGGTGGAGAAAGAACAGCGCGAGGAGAAGACCACGAAGAAAATCGAAGAACGCAAGAAGACCGAGTCGGAGTGAGAACACAAGACAAAAGTCAACATCCAAGAATTATACAGGAGGAGGTAGGACTACAATACTTCCAGACTCGGCAGTTAATTTATGGCACGCATTTAAGAGTATACCGAAAAAATTATCAAACACGTGGGAAGGATACAATCAACCCGCAAGCCTAGACCCATATCCATATAACCAACCGATAGATAATGTGCCAAAATTGCATATGAATGTTGGTTATAAGTTAAATCCGGCACAATTGCAAAATAGGGCACCCAACTCCGCATTTAACAACTAAAAATAATATTTAGAATATATATAATATGAAATTAATGAAAACAATAAATAAACTATGTAAGCCTGCATATGTGTATTTGGTTATATCTGTATTATCGATAATTATAATGATAATCCAAAACGTAGGAAATACGAACACATTTTGTGTTGGAAAATATACGAATGATGTATCTAGCACAGCGTTAGTATTTATCGCACAAATATTATATACCACATTTTGGACGTTCGTATTAAATTCAATATGCTATTCAGGATACAAGAATATATCTTGGATTATAGTGCTATTACCGTTTATACTTTTCTTGCTTATTATAGCGTTGTTCTTTTTAGAAAATATTGTAGACGGAACGGATGGATGCAATTGCGGCAAGGTTAAAGGAAAGTGCACGTGTGGAAATGGAAAATGTAAACCAGGATGCACGTGCGATAAATGTAAAAATAAGCACCATTAAATAAAAATATATCTATAATTATATAAATTGATGAATATAACTAAAGCGATCAGAAAATTGTGCACGCCAGCATATGTATATTTAGTAATGTCGATGATTTCTATAATTATATTAATGGCTCAGAATGCAGGAAACGATACGAAGTTTTGCATCGGAAGCTACACGTGCAAGGTAATGAGCACATCGTTTGTGTTTTTCTGTCAAGCACTATACACCGCAATATGGACATTTATATTAGATTCCGTATGCAAAAAAGGATACAATAATATATCGTGGTTCTTGGTGTTATTTCCATATCTCCTTTTTTTTATAATAATAGGATTGTTTATTTTAGGAGATAAAAAGAAAGAGGGTTTCAAAGAGGGCGTGGCGGCCTCGGACTGGTACAAAAATGAGAAAAATACCTCGGGGACCAGTTCTCCTCACAAAAGGAAGGGTCAGAAGCGTAGTAGATCTAAATATAAAACCGAGTGCGTGGACAGCGCCGGGGGGGCGTTGAGCGAGAATAACTGCAAGAATAAAAACGGGTGCGTGTGGACGCAGATCGGCGAGCTCCCATCTTGTTATGATGATAAAGCGAATTGTATGGACTCGTCTGGGATTATATGCTCCGGACAAGGTGAATGCAACACCTCTCCGGCCGGTGGGACTGGGCATTGCAAATGTAATTGTGGGTGGGAAGGGCAGCAGTGCTCGATAACAGGGTGCGGCCAATGTCCAGAGAAACAAAAAGCTAGCTGCGACCGCCGCGTAAGGGCTGCTGCAGCAAAAAAAAATAAATAAATATAATTATGAAAGAATAACTATATTTATTTAAAAAACTCTTAAAAAATAGTCCGTTTATTATATAATGAGTGTGGATAACGATACAATAGCCCAACCGATTATAGATAAGATGTTTGACGACAACCCCAGTTTACTCGTGGAACACCACTTAACATCATATAATGAATTTTTCAAGACTGGTATGACGCGCATAATGAAGGAGAAGAACCCAATCCGAATAATGAAAGGCCAAGACCCATTAACAAAAGCATTTAAGTTTAGGTGTAATTTATATCTTGGTGGAAAAAGCGGGGAAAGAGTTTACTATGGAAAGCCCGTTATATACGATGAAGACAACCCACATTTTATGTTTCCAAATGAGGCGAGGCTAAGAAATATGACATATGGCGTTACTGTTCACTATGATGTTGAGGTGGATTTTTTTATAGAAGGCGAAGAGCCGGGTGCAGGCGCAGATGAATCGAAAGGCGCAGATGAATCGAAAGGCGCAGATGAATCGAAGGAAGGCACAGCTGAACAACCAACCCGAACGATAATACTAGAAAAGATTTATATGGGTAAATTTCCAATAATGTTAATGTCAGATTTATGTGTTCTTCGTGGATTAGATTCTCGTGTAAGATTTGAGATGGGAGAATGTAAGAACGATTACGGGGGATATTTTATAATAGACGGCAAAGAGAAGTGCATAGTCCCCCAAGAGAAATTCGCAGACAATATGTTATATGTTAGGGGAAGCGTCAACGAATTATACGGAGCAGCAGCAGATATAAGATGCGCCGCGGAGGATACATCAAAGCCGGTAAGAACATTTTCGGTGCGAATGGTTCTGCCATCAACCACATACTCAAACGGGCAAATAGTAGCCGTAATTCCTAATGTAAGGAAACCAATCCCTCTATTTATATTAATGCGTGCTCTAGGCGTAGAGCCAGATAAGGCTATCATAGAGCATTGTTTATTAGATATTGAGAAGAACGAGTCTTTCTTGGATTTATTTATACCATCTGTTCACGACGCCAATCGTTTTTTTACGCAGGAGTTGGCTCTTAAATTTATCGCAACATTTACGAAAGGGAAGACGATACCACATACGTTGGAAATATTAACAGACTTATTGTTACCGAATATAGGAGAGATGAATTTCAAAGATAAGGCGTTTTTCGTCGGATATATGGTGAATGAGATGCTAAAGGTCCATATGAAAATAAAGAAGCCGACGGACAGAGATAGTTTTAGATATAAGCGTGTAGAATTGCCGGGAACATTACTTTCCGGATTATTTAAAGAATATTACTCTCTTCAACTAAAAAATATTTTCAAGAAGATCGACAAAGAGTATTATTACAAAGAAGGAATATATCAGGAGAATTTCTATAATTTGATTGAATTAAACACGATAGAGTTCTTTTCAGAAAGAATCGTTGATGGCGGAATTAAAAAAGCATTTAAGGGGAATTGGGGTGCAGAAACCCATACCAAGCGTCTGGGCGTTGTTCAAGATTTAAATAGATTAAGCTATAACTCAGCTCTGGCGCAATTGAGAAAGGTAAGTCTGTCGATCGACGCGAGTGCAAAAGTAACGGGGCCTCTCCTTTTGCACGGTTCGCAGTGGGGGATGATAGATCCTGTAGACACTCCAGACGGCGGAAACGTAGGATTACATAAACATATGAGTATGGCGGTACATATTACTAGTGGATGTCCGTCCACGCCAATAATATTATGGTTGAGAAAACACGCGAATATGAGAATGTTAACAGAGGCAACAGCAAAATATATATCGTCTCGCTGCAAGGTGTTAGTAAATGGAAGTTGGGTTGGGTGTATTGACACGCCTATAGACACCGAGGCTAAAATGAAATTATATAGACGTAATGGGTTGCTCCCTATATACACGAGTGTATACTGGAATATAATAGAGAACACGTTGTTTGTTTATACCGACGCTGGGCGACTAAGTAGGCCCGTATATTATGTGGAGAACAAGATGCCGAGCTATGCGCGTCAAAATATAATCGATTTGATAATGGAAAACAATTTCACGTGGAAACAATTACTAAACGGGTTTTCTAAAAAAAAGGACGACTCGTTAAATACGTGTAGGGTATACGATTCACCAGATGATTTATATGGAGTTGTCAAATTAGAAACTTTAGAAAGGTCTGTGATAGAATATATAGATAATGCGGAGGAAGAAGGAACATTAATAGCGACGCATCAAGATCGGTTGGGGGTAAAAAAATATACGCACATAGAGATACATCCATCGTTAATATTGGGAATTATGGGGAACCAGGTTGTGTTCCCCGAGAATAACCAGTTGCCTCGCGATTTATTTGCGTGTGGGCAGATGAAGCAGGCGGTTTCTCTGTATCATTCAAATTATCAGAATAGAATAGATAAGATGGGGGTGGTATTAAACAATGGACAAATACCACTGGTGAAAAGTAGATATCTGGACAAAATAAATAAAGAACAGAACCCGTATGGAGAGAATGTAATAGTTGCAATTATGTGTTATGGGGGATATAACGTAGAGGACGCCATTTTATTTAACGGGGGATCACTAGACAGAGGTATATTCAGAACAACATATTATAATATGTATGAAAGCTATGAGGAAAGTTCAACCGTCGCTGGTTCAACAATAGACTCCAAGTTTGCAAAGGTAAATGACGAACAGGTAATAGGATTAAAACCCGGGTTTGATTATGGAGATTTGGATGAATATGGATTAATAAGAGAAAACACATTATTGGACGACAAGAAGGTATTAATCGGGAAAATTACAACAAATTTAGAAGATCCCGAAAATTCATTAGATGCGTCGGTATTTCCCAAGAAGGGGCAGCTGGGATATGTCGATAAAACGTTTATCACTGATAATGGAGAGGGGTTCAGAATAGCGAAAGTGCGGGTAAGGAATGAGAGAATACCGAGCATAGGCGACAAATTCTGTTCTCGGTGCGGACAAAAGGGAACGATTGGTCTGGTTATACCGGAGGCAAATATGCCTTTCACGGAAGACGGTATTCGCCCTGACATTATTGTAAATCCGCACGCTCTTCCGTCGAGAATGACCATTGGTCAATTAATTGAGACGTTAATGGGTAAAGCGTGTTGTTTATATGGAGGATTTGGCGATTGCACCGCGTTTATGAACAAGGGGTCAAAGCATAAGGAGTTTGGCGATATGCTTAAAACTCAGGGGTTTCATTCTAGTGGGAATCAAGTATTGTATAATGGAGAAACGGGAGAACAGATGCAATCAGATATATTTATGGGTCCGACCTATTATATGAGACTAAAGCATATGGTAAAAGACAAAATAAATTATAGGGCGAGAGGGCCGAGGACCGTATTAACGAGACAGACTGTCCAGGGACGAGCGAATGACGGCGGGCTTCGCATAGGTGAAATGGAGCGCGACGGTATAATTGGGCACGGAGCGGCGAACTTTTTACAAGAGTCTATGTTGGTTCGGGGTGACGAGTATTATATGGCGGTGTGCAATGTTACCGGAATGCTTGCGATTTATAATGATAGTCTAAAAATATTTATGAGCCCGCAAGCAGATGGACCTATACAATTCAAGAATAGTCTAGAGGGTAATATGCATATTGAAAACATAAGTAAATATGGCCGGTCTTTCAGCATAATTAGAGTCCCTTACGCATTTAAACTAATAATGCACGAACTCCAGGCGATGAACATTCAAATGAGAATTATTACGGATAGCAACGTTGACCATCTAACAAATCTTGCTTATTCTAATAATATGTTGAAGTTAACTGGTAAAGATTCAACGACCGCGAAAATGGTGCGGGAGACTAGAAAAAAGCGTAAACAAGGGCCGGATATTTTATTTAAAACCCCTACTACTCCGGGCACGGCAGCACAAGGCACGGCAGCACAAGGCACGGCAGCACAAGGCACGGCAGCACAAGGCACGGCAAAAGAAGTTGCTTTAGTGCCCGAGTTATCCGGATGGTATTTAATATCAGATAAAATGTGGGGGTCCCGTCTATTAAATGAAAAGGGAAGGGAAACAGATTCGTGGGATGAGGCCGATGTAGGAAGGAAACCAGATGACTATCCGGCGGGATGGAAAACGGAGGAGGCCGTTTATGACAGTGGAACACCGATTCCGCCAATACTAATTGTAAAGGAATTGCGAAAAAATGTTATACCTAACAACTGGGATGCGGTTGTCGAACAAATAAAATCAAAAGGAGAAGTGCCACAAGGGCAACCGGTGGCGATGCAACAAGGGCAACCGGTGGCGATGCAACAAGGGCAAGGGCAACCGGTGGCGATGCAATCAGCGGTGATGCAGCAACCCCAAATAATATGGGCTGCACAACCTCAAACGCTTCCACCGATGCAACAAGCTCAGCAGATGCAACAAGCTCAGCAGATGCAACAAGCTCAGCAGATGCAACAAGCTCAGCAGATGCAACAAGCTCAGCAGATGCAACAAGCTCCGCAGATGCAACAAGCTCCGCAGATGCAACAAGCTCAGCAGATGCAACAAGCTCAGCAGATGCAACAAGCTCAGCAGATGCAACAAGAGAGTTCAACAGAAAAAGACGCTTCCCAAGTACCATTGGAAGAGGTTAAAATAAAAAAAGTGAGTTCCGCTCTAGATATTATTAAACAGGCTAAGACTAATAGCATCGGAGAGGCTCCAGATGATTTACAACCACTTCCTTTAGACACGCGGGTAATGGATGAAATAGAAGAGGCAAAGGCTAGATTATTAGATAAGCAGAGTAATTCAATATTAAGTTTAAAGTCAGTTGATGACAAAGACGCTAATAAGGAAGAGGAACAAAAGAAAAAAGAAGAAAACGGTGAACGTAAAAATATAAAAATTGAAACCAGTTAAATATTTATATCTAGTATAAATTAAGTATGGCCCAGAGTAATCAAATTATCGAAATTTTCAAAGCGAGAGAAAATCTTTTAAAGCAGTTAAGTAGCCAGGGATTTGATGTAGAAGATTATGAGGGTTCAAATATAAACGAGGTCAATCTTATGTTTCTTGAAAAGCAGATGGATATGTTGGTGACAAATCCTAAAACGAAACAAAAAACATATGTAAAATATCATCTGGAGAAGGGTAAATCCAAAAGTTTGCGGGTTGCAAATATACAGGATTTTATTGAGGATTTGTTTCATTTAGAAAATATATTGGAGCGAAAGGATAATCTAATTATTATTACAAAAGACGAACCGAACGAGTCTTTGATTAAATCAGTAAAAAATATTTGGGAGCAACAGAATGTATACATTATATTGTATAACATTAAGAGACTCCAGTTTAATATCTTAGACCACGAGTTGGTTCCGAGACATACAATTCTATCAGAGGAAGATGCGAAAAAGATGAGGGAAAAATATAACATTGAGCGGGATTCTCAAATCCCCGATATTTCACGATTCGGGCCGGTAACTTTAGCAATTGGTATGAGACCCGGAGATATCTGCGAGGTTGAGAGACCCAGCAGAACGTCAATTAAAACGATGTTTTATAGAATATGTTCTCAATAAATATATAGATAGATGTCTGATACATCAATTGCAGAAAATGAATTAATAAGAGGATATAATTTAATTAATAAGGCAACTAATTATACAAAGGTAGGGTGTAAAAAGAAAATTCTGCATTCGGCGGATGAATATAATAATATGCTTCAGAATCTAGCGGACGAGTATTTAAGCATATTGGAAGAATACACGAAAGATTATCCAACATACAAAATGGATTTATACGAAGAAGATTTTTTTTCGGGAAAAGGTACCAAGTATTTTACTGAGTTGACAAAAAAGGTGGCCAAAGATGAGAAGGAGTGGGAGGCGAGTCCAACGGCAAGACGGTGGGAGGCAGAATCGATCAACAAGTCATTTAACTTCACCGATGCACAAAACACAGAACTTCAGGGAATATATAACCGTGTTGTTATGCCAATGATGAAGAAAATGAGCAATGACATGTATGAGCTGCGGAATTTAAAAGAAAAGTATGCAAAAAATGAACAGATCGCTAAAAATGAATGGTTGTCTTTATTAGGTTCAGACCGACAAGGCATAATCACTAATATGGAAAGTATAGAAACAAGACTATATGATATCCAGAACGAATTATTTACAATAAAACATATGATTGAAACAGACGTTAATACAATGCAGGATTGCATACTCACTGTATCAAAGGATATAGACTTGTTACAGGTTGAGAATAGTAAACTAGAGAGAAAAATAAACTCATTGCAAGGAAGAAAGGCCGGGGCGGTTGGACAAGTATATGATAGCCAGCTTCTATATAATGAGTATTATTTAGGGAATATCATTATATCAATAATAGTAATAGTTTTATTGTATAAATACTTGGCGTTGTATATCACCGATATTACAAATAAGGTTGATACTAAATTTATACCAATATCATATACAAAAGATACAAACACGGGTTAAATTATATGAGAAAAATACATTTTCTAATATAATTGTATAGATAAATGGTAAATATAAAATCAAATATTAATAATAATTTATCACAGAGCAAAGCGTATTTAGAAAATAAGGCAACCCTATGCGAAGGACCAGCATCTTCGCTGCAAAGGGTCCAACCCGTAACGATAGAAGGAATGGTTTCAGGAGTAGTTGTAAATAAATCAAACGGTAATAGTGCAGTGTTAGACAATCTAAAAGATGAATTTGGCAGAATAATGGCAATATATGAAGAGAAGAAGGCTGCATTAGAGAGTGCAACTAGAAAATATGTTTCTCACATTAAAATGATGAATAAGGAGACGACTACTTATCGAAACAATATTATTATAAATAATGAAAATGTAGATAACGTTACGGTGTATAACTCAAAGGATATTGCGTTCTTAGAAGATATTAGCGGGTCGGGCCTACCTCTATTTGAAAAATGTGCGAAGGTTGCAGTATACTATGAAATAACAGATACAGACTATGGGAAGGCTACAAATATTAAACCAGTGGTAGATTGGTATACGCAGAATGCGAAGGAGTTCGATGAATTGCCACAGCCGTCAAATGCGGTCGGATTATTAATCTCAGAAAATAAAGATAATAAATGGAAAAAAGAGTTTCCGGAAGGCCCTTATTTTGCTTGTAATGCTGATGGGTGTACAAAGAAAGAAGCGGGCGATGTATGTCAGGCGATGGGAGGAAGAATATGCACCAAAGATGAAATGAACGACGCATTTAACGGGAATATGCGCGGGTCAAACGAAAATAAGTGGTCTTCATGTGATTCTGGGTGGGTATTGGAAGAAGGAAATCCGACGGGTCCATATTTATGGGCAAGTTCTCAAACTCAAGCGGCATCGGCCGCGGGAGGGTTATTAAGTTCTGCAACCAGCGAAAAAGGCGGAGGCCCAGCCGGCGCCCTCGCCAAACTTCAATCATCTACTCCGCTGCCTTCTTCATGCGGAAGCAAACCGGGAGAGAATAAATCTGCAGCAACTTCTACGTCGGGAGCGTTTTGCTGCAAAGAAAATAAAAAATGTCAACAGTTTTCCACTGAAATTGGAATATGGAAATCAGCGGCCGATGAAAAGGCAACGTGGACAGCGGAGTTAACTGGGGAATGGAAGGGGCTGTTTAAGAAGCGCTGGGACAATAAGTGTGGTGATGTTAAAAGTATTAAGCCCGAATTTTCTTCTCCAGATTATTTGAGGGCGGCTAATGAACTTTTTGCCTTGAAGATGATGGACGGACTGAGGGAAAACATAAAAACGCCGGGTTGGTGGGATTCTAAGTCGGAAAAATATTATCCGGAAAGATATTATGTAAATAAGTTTGGATTGAAACAAAAGATAGATACTAGTAATGTCACCGCTGCACTTAAAAATGCGAAAGATGAAAAAGAATACAACAGTCTATTGGAAACATTAAATAGTGCAGGAGAACAGTGCAATAAAAATTGGATAAAAGAGTATGTAAATTCCGACGATATAGATAAACTTAGCGATGGCGGAGTTATAGCACCTGGCGGAGGGTGTGGAATGGGCGGGACAATTATTAGTAGCGGTAATAAATACGCGTGGATAGACAGTAAAGGAACAAAACACATATTCGCTAACGACGATGTATATAATTCGAGAAATACAACATCTTGCCCTACAATGAGCACGCCGGTCACGGAAGACGTTTGGAACTCTTTTGCAACAGGAGAGCCGATAACAAACAATGATTATATTTGTGAGTATTTTGACAATATTCTCTATAATAATGTGAAGTCAGCATATAAAGACCTTAAGACATATATTGGCCAAATAGAGAAGCATATTGCTGGACTTAAGAAAGAAGACAAACTATTAGGAAATAAACTAGTAACTCTTCAAACACGGATAACCAAAAATATGCTTGAGATGAACTCAAATATGGATAAAATAGACAGACTCCGACTTTTGAGCGATACTGCAGATGGTAAGGCGGAGACGACTGGATTATTGATGTCGTCTAATAAAATACAATTGATTGTGTGGACGATTATTGGTTTATTATTGTTAGTATACTCAATCTACGGTATTAGAGGAGGTTTTACTGCAACACCTTTACATATTACGATGCTTGTCGTATGTACAGTAATATTATTTACAATATCCAGGCACATTTATTTAACCGGAATAATATAATATACAAATAACATATATATATATATATGTCGATAGGTTTATCCGGAAATTATGCATCGAGTGTAACTACAAGTTCTCCGATGGTAACTACAAGTTCTCCGATGGGTGCGCCTAAGAAGCTTATAGATAAATACAATGCGCTAGATAGTTCTTATAATGACACGCGGGTATTTTATGAAAAAAAAATAAGTGGTTTAATAAATAAAATTAACTCTCCGACAGACGGAGCAGTAGAGAGATCTACGGGACTTCCCGCGATAATATCTGAGTCAAACAAAAAACTTAATGCAATACTTCATAAAATGAACCTTTTGGGTGCTAAAATAAATAATATGGAAGAAGAGAAAGTGAACAGGATATCTTCTGAAATGGGAGAAGCAGCAACAGCTTCTGGGAGCCAAACCGGAGAACTATATAATAAAAGACTAATAGAAGAGAGGTCTGCATTAAATAATAAATTATTAACGTTAGCTAAAAATGAGAATGAGTTAAGTTCTTCAAAGGTAGAGCGAAAATCGGGAGAAATACAAATTATAATATTTTCAATAATATTTGTAGGAGTTTTATGTATAATTGCAAGAGTGTATATAATCGAAACCGTAGGTATTGCTGAGACAATTATTTTAATGAGTGGAATAGCTATATTATTATTTTATTTCATAAAATATTTGCTATAATATTTAGCAACCATCGTATATCTTATTATATATATTCTATTATATATATAATGGCTTCTTCGGCAACTGGAGATGACACAGCAAGTTTAACACAGGAGTTAAATACATTATACGATGCCGAGAGTATTCTTAATACGGGATTAAATTTTGGCCTACAACAGGAAAATGATATGATTAAGAGTTGTCAAAAAGGGATTGGGAAGATTTGGACAAATTACATGAATGCACAATCCGATAACATTAGTACGGGTATTTCCAGTTATCTAGACGACGAAGATGTTAATAATGAAGATAAATATAATTTTATTGCAAATTTTTATGGATGGGTTCCTACGAATGGATATACATCGGGCGAGGCATATGTCCCGACTACCGGATGTACAAGTGGGGGAGGAAACGGGTGGGAGATCGCAAAAGATTGGTTGGTGAGCGGAACTGGGTCGGAGACATCTCCCCCAGAAATCTCCATCTCGAACACGTCACAGTCTTCGGGAGAAGTGTGTCCGTGCTGGGATTGTTTAACACCGAACCAAAAGGAACAGTTAATAAACTCAAACAAGGATTTATGGCAACCAGAAGTCGAAAAATGCATTAAAAATGTAAAACTTAATTCAGCCCCTTTTATGAAAGCAGGAACAGGCTGGATGCAAGGATTAGAAGATATAAGAAATAATTTAATGACTGAACAGCCGAATAAATTTAAAAATACATATAACAGCGCCATTTTGAAAGCGGATAATTTAGAAAATAAAGCGATTACTTCAAAAATAATGAGTGAGGAGGCAAAAAACATAAGAAATAATCTGGAAAATATTGACGGTATAAGCATAAATAAAATTAGAATGGCAGAGATTAACACATATTATTCGGAAAAGTATAGACTTCAGATGAATATAGTGAAAACCTGTATATTTTTTGGAATGTTATTGATTATATTAGTCCTCTTACATAAAAAGTTACATATGCCTGGGTTCATTTACAATATAGGAACACTCATTACAGTTACCATTGGAGGGTATTACATTATACCAATGCTTTATGATATATATATGCGCGACAATATTAACTTCCAGGAATATGATTGGGGAGATACTGACCCGACAATAGACGATTCGAACCCTAACGAGATAACACACCAGCCGTCTCTATTCGAAGAGAACTCTGCAGGATTAAACGAATTATGGAATAGTAAGTTTGTAAAACAGACTGAGAATAGTCTTAACCCGTGGGAATGTCGAGGGGAGGAATGTTGCGGAGCGGGCAGCTCTTATAACAGAAAAAGCAACGCTTGTATTTTGAATACGGAACCAGTAACAACGTCTGCAACAAAAAAACCTGTCACCACCTCTTCGCCGCCGCCACCGCCACCGCTTTAAGGAATATATATATATATATAATAATATTTATTTATTATATATGCCGTCACAAGCCGTCTTAAAGGCGAAGGCAATGGAAATAATGAAAAATTTAAAATGCGCAGGAAAGGAAGACCCTTTAACGTCACAGTTACCTCCGGGGCCATCAAAAGATGCCATAAAAAGAGCTACTGCTGGCCACGTGGATGTTATGGCAGCGGAGGAAAAATATTATAATAGGGAGAAGCACAAGTTAAGAACGAGTTATTTACAAAAGAAGAGGGACGTCGAATATGGGCCGAGTAAATTAAAAAGCGATCATATAGAGTATGAGAAATACAAAATATTGGGTGATCCGGAAATAACCGCAAGCGGTGTCGAAGAGAAGATAAAGGGCCTTTATACTAAAATAAACAAAAAATAGACATATTGCAACTGCAAAAGAAATATATACTCATTCGATTGAACAGCACGAAAAAAATGCGGGGGATTTGGAAACGCTTATAAATTATTATAAATCGGCGGAATCATATTCCAATAGGATGAACAACTTGTTAACAATGAAGCAAGAGGAAAATAAAAAATTGGAGCTGGATCTGGAGAATATTCTAGCTGGGTCAGCAACGAATGAAAGAAAGGTTGTTTACGAACAGCACGATTTAGGAAATATACACCATACTCGTAAAATAATGTATTACATATATTATTTGTTATTTATATTATACATTGTATTTGGGAGATTTTTTTCGGCAAAAGAATACAGGAAGTATTCTGTCTGGATAGGGATAATTTTATATGTAACGCTCCCCTTTTATATTACATATGTAACCGATGGATTGGTTTATCTATACCGTAAGTTTATTTACGTAAAAGAGAATAAGTTATCGAAAAATGTATATTTAGACATATAATTATTTTCTTCTATTTTCTGCACATACACTATAATGAGGACTCAACACGGACGTGCGAGAAATAATGCTTCGAGAACCGGGAGACCCGCTTGGATGATTGGTTCGATTGTGAGCACAACCGGACTGGGGTGTGTGCTAAGCCGCTATGTTAATACTAGAGCTCCCAAGAACACAGTTGTAAAGACGTGTGGCATTATGCCGGTAGATAAACAGCCGGCTTGTTTAAAAACGAACGGGTGGTGGTCTCCTAACCCGGAATGTTCGGGAGGCGTTGGTCGGACGTATCACGCGTCCTCCTGCGGGAAAAGATTTCATTGGTAAAAATTAAATTCTATAAAATTTAATTCTATAAAATTTAATTCTATAAAATTTAATTCTATAAAATTTAATTAATGCGATAATAAAACATTACCATATATCCGTTGCAAAAATTCCATCTCATATCCTCAAACCCAGAAGTTTTGTATTTATACGTCCACTCGCCATTTTTATTTAATAAACTCTTCCAGTTAAAATCGTGTAATCTACCAATGCTCGCTCCATCAAACGTTTTCTCTTTTTTATTGCACATTAATACAGAAACAAAATGCTCCCCCTCTGTATTTCTTATGATAACAGAGTCCAGTGCATATGTGATAGTCTCGCCATTATTTGACTTAACCATAAATTTTTCTGGTTTGTTCGTTATATTAGAATTTGCGGTCTGTGGTCCTTCTCCACGTGCATCTTGTAGTGTAATAGCAATTACATCAGGGAAGATCGTGTTATTACCGGGTAGTTTTTTATCTTCGCGCCCTAAATTTAGAAAATGTTCGGCTCTAACATTTTTGGGGTTTCCAAATATGACATTTTTAATAACGTTAGGAGAATCAATTTTTAAAATATGTATAGAGTGATTTCCTAAATAGCTAACGAGGCTCTTATAATAATAAATAGGGTTTCCCGGTTCGTCCACCTGTTTAATGTTGTTAAAAATTTTCTTCCTACCTTCCGGAATAGATTTATAAATATATTCAATCACATTATTAGTGTCCATTGCGAGTGCTATATCTTTAGTATGAGAAATGCTAGATATATTCTGACTTGCCTCGATGCACGCATTTAGTAAAAAGAATGCTTTTCTCAATCGGGGGGGGGATATTACAACCCCATTTGATTGTTTACCCTCTATCATAAGCTGTCTAAAATATTTAAAAAACTTCCGCCCCTTGTCGCTAATAAACAGAGACATAAACATAGTATTAAACCAACAATTGCTTAATTTTTGAACGGGTGCGATGATATTGTTGCAATCGATCATATTCGCCCGCTTTAGATTATTTAGTAATGTTTTTCTCGCCGCAATTGAATTGCTGCTCGCACAGATATGTTTAGTTATTCCCTTAACCTTTTTTGTCCCAATACTTATTTTTAAATTGGATTCACCGATATTTTTAAGAGAGAGTCCGCATCCAAATATATCGGTGTGACTTCCGGGCCTCATCGACATTAAAATTTTATTAATCTCAGGAGAGAATGATTTCGTGCGAATTAATTCAGTCCGAATGGCGGGCACGAGTTGATGAGAGTCTGGCATACCGTGTGGGCTTTTTGCCAACGAGTGTATTGCACCCGACACAAGATTTTTTAAAGGATGGTCCTTATTGTCTATGGTTATTAGTGCGGCGGGTCGCTCACACACCCCGGTTTTTTTATTTTTACGTGTCCCTTTGGGACATCTCTTTCGCGGTTGTTTTTTTGGAGACGCCCGCGCTCTGGGCATATCTAATATGCGGCGATCCAGCGTTTTATCGATAGATTCGCATAACCCGGTTTTTTTATTTCTGCGTGTTCCTTTGGTACATCTTTTTAGAGCGCGGCGAGATTTAGGAAACTTTTTAGGAGAAACGTTCTTTTTACAAGTGCAGCTTTTTTTATGAAACATATGGGTTTTTGGGCACGCCGGGGACACCATATATAATATAATGGGAAAATAAATATTAATATAATTTTATAGATTTTTTTTGTAATATGGCGGGTGAACGGAGCAATTTTATGGATAGCATGTATATAATGGACCCAACTATTCAAGTTGCAAAGCCGAAATCATTTATGGACTCCGCCAGAAATGCCTTTTCTTCTACAGAGAAGGCAGCTTCTTCCGCAGAGAAGGCAGCTTCTTCCGTGGAGAATTCTGTTTTGTCGGATTTTTCTACAGCTCCTAGCATTATGCAGAGAGTTGAAGGCGCCCCTTCCAATTTATTACATACAGCAGGTGGAATGCCGTGGTATAAAATCGGTATGTATGGTGTGTTATTAATAATATTGTCTGTATTGGGTTTTAACATATTTAATTATTTAGGAAAAGTAACACAAACGTTATCGGATATATTTGGCCCGATTATCGCTTTATTCGGCGGAGGTGCGACTGGCGTTTTAAAAAAGACGGTTTCCGCTAGTGCTGCGGGGACAGGAGGGATAATCAAAGGAGGAGCAGATGTAATTGACAGTGGTCTAGGTGCATTAGAAAATAAATTGAATGAGTCTTCTGCGAAGAATAATATTGATAATAAAAAGGTTAATACAAAAAAAGCGGAGAAAAAAAAGGCAAAAGAAGAAGAAAACTCCCCCCCATCAACAAAGGTACCCATACCAGATGAAGCCGGGAGTAATACACAAAGCAAGCCATCTAAACCTAGTTTTTGCTATATAGGAGAAGACCGGGGGACGAGGTCGTGCATTCAGGTAGATAAAGATTCAAATTGTATGTCTGGAGAGATTTTTCCTAGTATGGAGCTCTGCATTAATCCCACACTAAGAAGTTAATAAGAAGAGTATTTATCAGCTATATCTGACGGGACGAGTTGGTCTTTAAGTTCTTCCAATTTCTTATGACATTTATTAATCGTAACCTCGCTAATTTTACTGACTTCGTGAACATTTCGTTTACTAATATTTAGGTTGCATATATGCGAGACGAAATATACGATTCCCGCGGCGATAGAATGTGGTGTATTTTCTGGAATGAGGTGGTTAATCCCGATGCGATATGCTATAAATTTGCATAGTTTGGTTAGCTCTCCATTAATATTTAGTCTGCTACAATAACGATCAATAAACGAATCAGGGGTTGTATTGCACAGATTCGTTTTTTCCTCGTTTGTGAGATTATGTTCCATATTATTAATAATTGCAATAGCATTTTTACAACCACGAGTTGCACTAGTGTTATCTAGATGAAATATTGTTGCGATTTCTTTAGGTGTTCGAGGATTGTGATTAACGCGAGAAGAAACATATAAAGAAGCCGCGATGATTCCGTCCCTATTTAGACCCCGAAATGTTTTAGCTTCAGATATCTTCTTATGGTATCTCATCGCATCGTCGATAATTAGTTTTGAAATTCCTGCGTGGTTTGCCCTAATGGTGATTTTCTGGAATTCATCATATTGTGCCTTCTCCTTATACGGCATGGCCTGCCAATCAGTATATCTTTTAATTTTACGCATTTCATATGTAGAACCGTATGGACAAATTACTCGACACCCGAATGAAGATTCTTTTAGTAGCGGGTTTGTGGGCATACCGCAACGAGTGGGATCTTTAGACTGATTGTCGTCCACCCCATAATATCTCCACTCTGCTCCAAAATCCAAGATATCTTTATAAATTACGCCGCATTTGTTACTGGTGCACGTCATATATCCATCCTCTGAAATAGCTAGCTTATACCCACAACACTCACATATTTCATTCTTTAGAGTTTGTATTTCATTATATATACATTTCGTCCTTTCGGTGGAATAGTCGGTGTCAAATTGGTCCCACATATCCTTTTTATTTATACCTTTCCTTGATTTATTTGATATTTTATAGGAAGGTTTCATTTGTTACTAACTATATTTTAATCTTTTAATTCAATTTTATAATATATATTTATCATAAATGGGTGCTGCCTCCTCAAAGAAAAAGCTTAAAAAAAGGTCGTTTACCGATACAATAGATTATGTCGCAACAAATTTTATACTAACACAAACATTTACCGATATGAAAAAATTGGCGAACGAGGATTATTGCAACAAACTTATTATATTAACCGCCGACGTTATCGCGAATAATTTAACCGGGAAGAAGATTAAATATTTAAGTCAGCGTATCGAGGGGGGTGTAGAGGAAGATGTAGTTTCTGAAGAAAGCGTTATTTTTATTAAAAAGAAAGGTTTGGAGAATCTAGATTCCAACAAGAAAAAGACTAATAAGAGTCTTTGTATAGGTATAGCAAGATTTTATGTAAGAATAGCACATCTATTCGCAGCGATTGTAATGACAATAAACCCGACATATGTATATAATATAAATGGTAAAAAATATAGAATGGGTATATTAGATAAAAACATACCGAAAGACGCGAAAAGGGTAGAGGAGGCTGGCGTAGAGTCGGTGAATACAAGCCACAATATATGTTCTCTAAGAATAGACGCACTAAAAAGTAAGAATGATTATAAAACCGGCGAAGGGTCTGTTAACATAGGAAAGGTCTGTGAAATGAACAATAAATCAAACTCTTCGGGAGGACACGAAGTTAAAAATCTAGAAGACGAGCACGGAATGAAAGAATTAGAAATGTTATATAAGGATTCATATGATTTCAAAACGGGAGAGTTTAGAAAAATGACAAAGGAAATGGAAAAGGAAGAATACAAAAAAGATTTGGAAGAATTATATAAAACGTTTACAGGAAACAAAGATATTCCGCTAGACGAGAAAGGAAATTCTAAAATAAAATCATTCAGAGATATTAATTTAAAGGATTTCAATTCAAGTCCAAATTGCACAGACGAGGACCGTGATAAGCAATATTTTAAAAAAAATTATACCGGAGAAATTGGACAGGATGACGCCTCAAATGTATTTAAAAAATATGGAGAGCACGTAAAACAGATGATGGAGCATTCAGATGTAAATAGAAATAAATTAATAAAGGTAATAGATAAGGTATTTGTATACGGATTTGATGAGAACAGTCCAGATAAAAAAACCCCTATAATTAAAATTAATCCAGTCCTAACAGACGACGCTCTTACAGAAATAACAAAAGAAACAAGAAATATAATAATAGGATTATATCTGACGTGTGAGAGGGACTTTACCGAGGGTGTAAAAATGTTCGAAGGAATCGCTGAACAAATGGAGCTTCGCGAAACAAAGGACGACTTGGAAAGTTTACATAAAGATATTTCTAAAGAACAGGATAGAACTCACGCTGAAAATGAAGATGAATTAGAAAAACAGCGGGATTATGGCGAAGAACTTGATAAAGATAAAAAAAAATTAATTGAAGATGACGAAGAGAATACTGCAGAAAGAAATGAAATGATAAATAGGGGAGAGATAGGTCGTGAAGAGGAAAACGAAAGAAATCTTAAAAATAGAGAGGTTCTTGCAGTGAATCTCGGCGATATTGACCGCAAGAGGGAAATTGTCGAAAAAAAGATTGAAGAAGCAATTAAAGAAAAAGAAGGTCACGAATCTGTTGGAGAGTACGATAAGGAAACAGAAAGATTAGCTATGGTTAAGAAAGAAGAGGATAAAAAGGATGCTATTAAGAATGTAGCCGATAAAGATGCCGGTGTTAAAATTAGAGAGGAAGAATATGTAAAGGAACGGACACTTGTTGCGAAAGAAGATGAACGCGAGAAGAAGGCCTACGAGAAGAAGGTAGCTGATGAGCGACAATTAAATAAGTTTCGTGTATTAGACAAGGATGATATTCTAGAAGAAGAAGAAGAAGAGGCGCACGCCCGATATGAGATGCGCGTCCGAGATGAGATGCGCGTCCAAGATGAGATGCGCGTCCGAGATGAGATGCGTCGACAATACCCAGATGAAGCCCCCTCGAGAAGATACTATTAAACTACCCTCGTTAAAAAATAAAAATAATTATTATAATATTTTTATTTTTTACTTCTATCTTCTATATTTTTCAAAAGAGTTTTATTATAAATAAGATTTCCCGAAGGAACATATGCATCTATATTTTTAAAATCTTTAGGCTTTTCGCTAGATTTAATCGAAATATTGGCCTTATTGTGGAAGATCAGTTCGTCTCTGGATTCTTGATTTCCCTGGTGTTTTTCTCATCCTCTTTATTTATTTTATTTCCATATCCGTCAATAACAACCCCGGTTTTTTTTTTAATTTCATTACGGACGTATGAAGGAATCCAGTGTTTCCACGAAATGAATAATAAATTTGGGTGTGTATACCGAATAACAAACCCATTTTCTCTAAGTTTATCTATAATATATGCCGTGCACGCACCGTGGTCATACTTGGGAACGCCAATCATCATTTCGGGAATAACAAACCAGCAAAATTGGTTGGTAATATTAGTCCTAGAAACCACTTTAATTTTTAAGTGAATGCGATTTAAAATTTTATTGTAGATCGAAATAGTGTGAAGGTCGTGTTGCTGTTTTTTTTCGTAAAGTTCGTCTAAATTAAGCTTGCTATTAATATTTTCGGAATCTCCTAGCGTAAATATAGTATCCATCGTTAAATTTATTGAAGAAAAAAACTTATAAAGAATTACACAAATAGATATAATAAATGACAATTAAACATATTGTAATATCCGGAGGAGGTCCACCAGGAATAATTGCTTACGGCGTTTATAAAGCATTAGAAAAAGAAGGATTTTGGAACATAAAAGATATAAAATCTATTTATGGGTGTTCTATGGGAGCTATATTATCTGTATTTCTCATCCTAAATTATAAATGGGAATGGCTGGACGACTATTTGATGAAGAGACCGTGGAACGAGTTGGTAAATGTCGACCCAAATGATATGTTCAACATTTATAATACTTGCGGGATAGTGGATAAGCAGGTTATATATAACTTATTATCACCATTATTAAAAGGTAAAAATTTATCGGAAAAACTCACGATGTTGGAATTATATGAGTTTACCAAAATAGATATGCATATATTTAGCACAAATATGAATGCACCATTAATGGAAAAAATAGATATCTCTCATAAAACATATCCAAACATTCCTGTATACGAGGCAATATATATGAGCAGCACCATACCCGGTATATTTAAACCTATATGTGATGGAGAAAAATGTTATATAGATGGAGGGTTTATGAGTAACTTTCCAATAAACGACTGCATCGAATACCAAGATGCGAACGAAAAAGAAGTATTGGGTGTAATAGTCGCGTCTGGGAGGGACAATAATATTACAAATATTTCTTCCCTTCCGAATATATATTTTGGACTAATGATGAAAATGATCTCTTTTGTAAATCAAGCAGAGATGTTCGGGAAGGAGTATAAACCGAATATAATAGAATGTTCTCCAGAGAATACGGGGGGATTGATGGACTGGTGGTATATATTAGAGGATGAATCAAAAAGATGTAGATTAATCGGTCAGGGGGAAAAAACAGGTCTCGAATTTTTGAAAAAAATAAATTATAAAGACGAGTCTAAAAATTGATGCAACGTTTCTGTCGTAGTTTTTGCGTCATATTCGATAACTTTATTATCGTATGTAAGAATTATTGTAGGATACCCCTCGATTTTATATTTTTCGGCAAGATCCTTTTCTTGGTCGCAATCAACTTCAATAAAATTAATTTTTTTATTTTTAACAGTCTTGTTTCCTAATTGTTTTTTGAAAAGATTCCATTCTATCCTTGCTGTTTTACAATGCGGGCACCATTGTGTATAAAAGAAGTAAATGTCAGCAGTTGGAATTTCACCTTGTCGAGGAGCTGGAGCAAATTCCTTATTAGGGACGTAATCCTTAGCTATTTTAGCTTTAAAATAGCTTTTATAAAAATATACAGCGGTTACTATTAGGATAATCGTCACTACTAAAATAATCCCGAATTTTTTACCGGTTACCACTGTTTTTAACTTTTGCTTTATATCAGAAATGTTGTTCATATATTTTTAATAAGAATTATATGTTTTTTATTAAACGAATCGATATAAAGGAGCATACAGAAAATATATATGTTTTATAGAACTCTAGATGGCAAACTTGTAGAAATAACAAGGTCGATGTTTACAAATGATTCTGCGTATTATAAAAAAATATTGCACACGACTGCGAATATTACTAAAGTTACAAATATTAAAACCCGTATAGTAAATATTATAAACTGACTAGAATATACTTAGTTATATCAGAGTAATATAAAAATAATAATTTTATGAATAGATATTATCTTATAATAATATAATGAACTCAACAAGGAAAGTCTTCTTAAAACATAGTAGACAAAGAAAACGTAATAGGAAAAAGAAAAATAAACGTGTATATACGAAAAAAAATTACCAGAGTGGAGATGGAATGCTAACAGCTGTGTGGGGTCCGGGCCTATGGCACTATATGCACACGATGTCTTTTAATTATCCGATGAAGCCTACAAATAGAGATAAAAAATATTACCGCGAGTTTATTATTAACCTTCAACACGTTTTACCTTGCAAACACTGTAGGGATAATTTGAAAAATAATCTTATATCGCATCCCTTAAAAGATGAACATATGAAAGACCGTATGTCCTATTCAAAATATGTATATACCCTACACGAGGTTGTAAACAAGATGCTTGGAAAGAACTCAGGACTATCTTATTGTGATGTACGAGAGAGATATGAGCATTTTAGGTCAAGGTGCACCGAAGAAAAAGCATCCCGGAAAAATGACAAACGAAAAACACGGAAGGAAAAAGGGTGCACGGAACCACTTTATGGTAAAAAATCTAAGTGCGTTATTAAAATAATACCCCATACTAAAAAATGTAAAACAATACAGATAGATAAGAAATGTGTAAAAAAACGTTAACTATTTCTATAACTATTTCTACAACTATTTCTATAATTATTTTATTACAGAAATAAATTTATTTTGAAAATGCCGAAAAGTCGTTTAATATAGGCATAGGCGATTTTTTTACGTTAGATTGAGACGGAAGGGCACCCGGCAATGTGTCGTTACTAGAATTGTATATAGGTATTTTTTTGCATTCGAAGTTTGACTTAGGACAGCGCCCACAAGGCGGGCACGGTGGAGCTTCTGCTGGCACAGGGCAACTATTAATAGACGGACACGCCGGACAAACAGGCGGGACTATTTCGGATTTTAATATATATTTATCTTCATCTCCTTCTGGTATTTGGTGAGAGTATATTCCGCTCGACAAACTATGGTATGGCGTTGCCGAGATGTGAGATGCGGTCGGCATTTTTGTTGTCGCGGGTTGCGGTGCTTGGGTTGTATATTGTGGTGGTTGCTGTCCTTGACTTGACTCGTATCCTTGACTTGACCCGTATCCTTGACTTGACTCGTATCCTTGACTTGACCCGTATCCTTGACTTGACCCGTATCCTTGACTTGACTCGTATCCTTGACTTGACCCGTATCCTTGGCTTGACTCTTGTCCTTGACTTGACGCAGAACCTGGCCATCTCCCTTGACTTGATCCTTGTTCATGTTGTTGCCCTTTCCCCGACCAGTTCGTCAGGGGATTTAGATAAGACGGGGTTTCATAGTTGTATGGGACACTCGTTGTCGTTGTCGGCACAGCCGTTGTCGTTGTCGGCACAGCCGTTGTCGTTGTCGGCACAGCCGTTGTCGTTGTCGGCACAGCCGTTGTCGTTGTCGGCACCGGCAAAACGAATCCTTCAATCACGTTTGGTCCAAGTAGAATGCTAAATATAAGGGTGCTTACCAAAATAATAATAATATGCATATTGTTGAGTTTCATTCGTATAATGTATGCAAGGAAAATATTTTGTATAATAATAAGGTAAATTGAATTAATATTTATTATATAGTATACTATAAATGTCTGTATCTAAATCAACTAAGCGCGTTTCCAAGATTTTAAAAAAGGCTTATCAAGATAATGTAAACCTTCTCGAAATAGGTGTGGATGAAGCAGGGAGAGGACCTATGCTTGGTCGTGTTTATAGTGCCGCGGTCGTGTTGCCTCGGAATGACACGTTTCGCTATGACTGGATGAAAGATAGTAAAAAGTTCACATCAAAGAAGAAAATATGCGAGGTGGCTAATTATATAAGGAGTAACGCACTGTATTGGGCAGTTAGTTATGAAACGGAGGAAATGATTGATAAGGTAAACATACGAAATGCAACACTTATGTCAATGCACGGAGCGATTCGGTCTGTTTTCAATAAGAAAAAAGATATTGACTATCTCCTTCTAATAGATGGGAATGATTTTAACCCATATATAGAGTTTTCTGAAAGTGAGGGGTACAAACCCGTACCCCATGTATGCATTAAGAGTGGAGATAACAAATATGCTGCCATCGCAGCGGCATCTATATTGGCTAAAGTGTCGAGAGACGAATATATTCAAGATCTTTGTGAAAAAGATAATTCTCTAATAGAACGTTATGATTTACTAAATAACAAAGGTTATGGTACGAAGAAGCATATGTTAGGCATACACACCCACGGAATTTCACAGCATCATCGTAAAACTTTTGGATTATGCCAGAAATATGCATAAAATTGATGCCCGAATAATCACTTATAATTATTTATATGACAGAACGCACGAAACACAAAAACCCTCCTAATAATATTGGAAATATGGCGAAATATTATTATGTGAGAAGAGTAAATGCTGGAAGCTGGGCTCCTATAGGTAAACCTTTCTTGGTCGAACACGGTGACACTAACGACGTTCGCGGTTCATTTATTTCATCCAATTGGTTTAAAATTTGTATTCCTAAAGAATATGAGTGTGCAGTTATCACGCTATTTCCCGATATATCGCGCGGGAATAAAAAGTCAATTAAAGATAACCTGGAGCGGTGCGCGAAGGAAATGAATAATTGTGAAAATGTAAATGCACTTTCGTTTGTTGTAACGTCGCTGATGGTGGATGCCTCTCGTTTAAAGGAGATTGCAACAAAATTAGAAAATAGTTTGAAAAACGAGGAGGGGGGCGACATAACTTCTTTCCGCGAATCATTTCCCACCTCTTCGGGAGAAATCGGGTTGTCTTTTGCAATGCGCAGAGGAGAAACCCCGTGTTTATATTGCCCGAGTTTTGTTATTTATAGAAATTAGATATTTAATAAAAATCTCCACAAATATAGTATTTATTATTTACCTTTTTCACGTTTTAATAATAAATTAAAATTGATTACAATTATTTTTAATTTATTCAATGCAAATGAAGGTTCTAGTGTTTGATACAGAAACTACCGGATTGCCGATCGGGAGAAACCCGTCGATTCGTGAAACAAAAAAATGGCCACACATTGTGCAGCTTAGTTGCATCTTGTTTGATACTGATACAAACGAGATTATTCGTAGCTACGACACGGTGGTTAAAGTTCCAGATAATATTGAAATAAGCGAGGAAAGTATCTCTCTGCACGGTATTTCTCGCGATATTTCAAATACACAAGGATTGCCCGTTAAAGATGTTCTCAAGGAGTTCAATAAGATGCTTATAGCATCGGATAAAGTTATTGGACACAATATTTCATTTGATAAGCGAGTGATAATGGTAGAATCTATACGACTGTATATATCTCAGTATTTTACGATTGATGGAGTGAGGAAACCAGAATACTGCACGATGAAAAACAGTGTGGATATATGCAAGATCGAAAAGGTTGGAAAGGACCCCCTAACTGAATTACACGACAAACTTTTCCAAAAAACTCCCAAAAATGTACACAACTCAATGGTTGATATTCTCGTGTGCTTGCGATGCTACTGTAAACTAGAGCATAATATGTATATTGTCGAGACCGGGTGTTCAGAAACAAAAAAGCTATTTAAGACATATTCCATAATCCAATAGCACAGAATATAATAGGACATCATATAGCCTCATCCAGAACACATCTCACACGCGTCATAATCTGGCGCTACGTTGTTATTTGAGTTATTATTATTTTTTTCCGGCTCGATAGTAAATTGCTGAGGCTGGTGCGCCGCCTTTCGCCTCAAATAATAAATGCCTGTTTTTAATCCTTTCCCCCACGAATAAAAATGCATAGAGGTTAACGTTTTATAGCACGGGTCCTCCATCCATAAGTTCAAACTTTGTGATTGGCAGATAAAAGCTCCACGGTCAGACGCCATATCAATCATATGTTTCATCGGTATCTCCCACACAATCTTATATTTCTCGCGAATCGCACTAGGAATATTTTTCAAATGTTGAATGCTCCCCTTATTTAGTATAATATTGTTTTTCAACTCTTCGGACCACACACCAAGACCGATCAACTCCGCCAACAAGTGCTTGTTTACCATTGTGAAATCTCCGGCATTTGTCCTCCTCGTATAAATATTACTAGTAAATGGTTCGAAACACTCGTTGTTTCCTAAAATTTGTGCGGTGCTTGCCGTCGGCATCGGTGCAACCAATAGCGAATTTCGCAAACCATATGTTTTAACATTCTCCTTCAATTTGTCCCAATTATATCGGCCAGACGGCGTAACTCCCCATAAATCAAACTGTAGCTCTCCCAATGAGGCGGGCGACCCCTCGAATGTTGAGTAAGCCCCATATAAAGTCTTCTTTTTAATTTTCGTCTCTCTTAAAATTGGTTGAGCTCTCTGCAGAGCAGCCTTATCCTTATCGGATATATTTGTGTATGCTCTACACGTACTGTTATAAATATCTAAGAATATATTTACTTCAAAATCAACATAGCCTCTAACTACTGTCATATCCGACAGCCTCTCTTTTGAAATTTCGTTCGACCTCTCCAGCGAAGCGTGATAAATAGTTTCGAATATATTTTTATTAATATCTTTCGCCTCATCACTATCATACGGAATGTCCATTTTCGCATATACGTCGGCTAGGCCCTGAACACCGATTCCAATTGGACGATGGAACAAATTACTCCTTTTTGTTTTAATTGTAAGATAATAATTAACATCTATTATCTTGTTTAAGTTTGATGTCATCACCTTTACAACCTCGTGTAGCTTATCATAGTCAAAAGTGCTCCTTAAAATATCCAAAACGCGATTATATCCCCCCACCAAGTTGCCTTTATCAAATAATTGTGGGACAGTTGAAACTCCCCACTTGTTTTTAAATTCTAGAAGTTCTCCCGCCTCTTGCAATTTTATTTCTTCATAGGTTATATTCTTTTTCTTTAAGAGAGCCTTTAGCATATCACACCACGAGCAACCATCTTTTGTATATATGCTTACTTCAGTAAACTCGGAGATTGTGTCTTTCACAAATCTAGGCAACCCAACGCTAGCAAGATTACACACTGCTGTCTCGTCCTTATTGCTATATTCAATAATCTCCGTGCATAAATTACTCGATTTAATCACGCCCACGTTTTTTTGGTTGCTCTTCTCGTTTGCCGCATCTTTGTAGAGTAGGTAAGGAGTTCCAGTCTCCATCTGTGAATCTAATATTTTAAACCATACTGCTCTAGCTTTAATTGTCCGTAGCGCTTTTCCTTCATCGCAATATCTATTATATAGAGCATTAAAATTTTTTCCATAACAATCTGCTAATCCCGGGCACGCGTCTGGACAAAACAAACTCCAATCTCCATCCTCCTTCACGCGCTCCATAAACAGCGAGGGTATCCATAGCGCATAGAATAAATCTCTCGAGCGCGCTTATCCTCGTCTCCGTGATTCTTTTTCAAATCTAAAAACTCCATTATATCTCCGTGCCATGGCTCAATATAAATTGCGAAGCTGCCGTTCCTCTTCCCACCACCCTGGTCTACATATCGCGCGGTTTCGTTAAAAACACGAAGCATTGGCGTAATACCGTTACTCGTGCCGTTTGTTCCACGAATATGGGACCCAGTAGCCCTAACATTATGAATATGCATTCCAATCCCGCCCGCCCACTTTGAAATTTTAGCACATTCTTGTAGAGTATTATAGATTCCCTCGATGCTGTCCTCCTCAACCGCAATCAAGTAGCACGAGCTTAATTGTGGACGCGGCGTTCCTGCATTAAAAAGCGTGGGGGTGGCGTGAGTGAAAAATTGCTGGGACATCATGTCATACGTTTGCTTTACCGCGCGAATATCGACATTCTCGCCACAACCGTGTATTCCCATCGCAACACGCAACCACATATGTTGCGGACGCTCAATAATCTTCTTGTCGATCTTCATAAGATATGCCCTTTCCAGGGTTTTAAATCCGAAATAATCGAGAAGATAGTCGCGACTGTAGTCAATCATCGCATTTAGTTCGTCTTTGTAAATGCCGACATTCTTCCAGAATGATTCGTGAATCAAAGAAACATTCTTATCCTGGTTGTCTATAAAGTTGCGCAGTTTGAACATTGCATCATAAAATGTTTCGGGGGTGTTCTTGTGATTATTAGATATAATAATCCTACTAGACAGGACGCCATAATCGGGATGCTGTGTAGTTAATGAGGCGCACTGTTCTGCGGTCAACTCGTCAATTACACTAGTTGAAATATCTGTATGTAGCTGATCTATAACTTTTATAATAAGTTTGCTATAATTAATTGAAAGAACCGGTAATATTTTATTTCCCAGGTTCTTTACTCTATTTAGGATTTTATCAAATGATACTTCCTCGAACACCCCGTTTCTTTTTTGGACACGCATCTCCTGAATAGTATCGTCTGTCATTATAGAGACTTACTAACTAAATTTTAAATGATATTTTTAATAATAACATAAGTAATGCATAATTAAACTAATATAATATGTGGCTTATACATATATAATGTTTACTTATTCCAGATTAATGTGCGTTGCGATGGTTATCGTTTTGCTTGGCGCAATCATTCATAAAAACCATATGGACATGGTTGAGTCGTTTATGACATACGGAGATTACCCAAATGTGAAAAAAGATATGCTTTTATATGGAGAATATTCCACCCCAACCACTCCAACACTATCGGATAATAACTCTTCTGATATATACAAAAATACGCCTATATTTTTGTCGAATAGCGTGAATAATAATAATGTCAGATACTGGGATAAACCGACAAATGGAAAATGCTCACCCTCTGAATTTTGCGGAAAGGTATACGGTAATACACCACACACCATCCCAGAAGGACCGCCTGTCCCCAATGCAAACAAATCAAGGGTTAACTACTACGAAGCGTCGTCAAGTATGTGTGGGTAATTTTCATCCTCCAACGTTGAAGTAACTATGTTAATAATATTCCCCTTTTCTTTAGCTTCTTCCGGGACTTTTTCTTTCGAGCCGCATAGTTTCGCTACATCAATAATGCAAGAAGACTGTCCATTTACCCGTCCTAGAGGTTTTTTTTCTCTTTTCTTCGGAGCTCTATGCTCATAACTGCCGTTTTTTTCATCCTGTATAGTCTTCCAAAAATCATTTAACTTTGTAAGGGCTCCTGAAAACCAGGTTTTATTCCTTAATACCAAAATACAGCTTATTTCTTCTAAGAACCAATATATATTTTGCATCCACGTAATATCGGCGTGTTCTATCATTTTATCCTCTTCCCATTTTCTAAACTCTTCAATGCTGCACATAAATGGAGCATACTCATATAGCGGTTGTCCGTCTTTTATGAAATATAAAATGACACCTTTATTCTTGTTATCTTTTGTTTTCTGGAATGTATCTCCATCATTGTAAAAATCATCTTGTGACTCATACTCCTTAAATCTAGTTTCCAAAAAGTCGCATTCATTCAACTCGCATACTTCCATTTGAAGCTGCATCTGTATCCAATACTCCATCTTTGGAATACCGCTGATAATGCGGTTTACAATGTTTTTAACCTCAAGCATTCTACCGTATCTACCTGATTTATTGCACGTATTTATGCCATCTGGCGACGCAGCGATGAAATCGATATTTTTATGAGGAATACATCCGAAGTCGCTTATGGTTGTTTCGTACGTATACTCATACCACAAAATAGAGAGGGGTTCATATTTATGACCCCAATGCATAGGTGAATCTGTGCAAAATCCCTTATACTTTTCGGTGTTTAGAGGTTTGCATTTATCGTATATAAGTTGGTTACGAGAGCCGGGCGTTGCGAACACTTTCCAAATACTGCTAGCGGTTAAATATTTATGCCTAAATACATACCATTCGTCCGTTCTCTGGTCAGGCTGAGGAACCTCTGACAGATATAATATTTTCTTCTCCATCTTTTTAATATTTGGAGGCTTGCGAATGAAAGTTGTCGTGTAAGACCTTTTAGGAGCGAATAACAAGTAATATATCTCCAGACATTCGCCAATCAGTTTATTTAAATATTCCTCAATATACGGTTCGAATGGATTACCAAATATATCTTCAAACTGAATAGAAACCAATCCCATTATATTATCTATCATTTTCTCTCTATGATTAGGGGACGCCAATATGATCGGTTCCTCAATAATAATATCTTCAATAAGTGATAATATGAGTGGGGTTAGTTCGTTTTTATCGCTATTTTCGACAGTATATTTATTTACATTGGCGAAAACATTTTTATCTAGAAATTCATTGTTCATTTAATAGTATTGTCTAACTATTCTTTGAATCAATTTTATCTTTCTTATTAATCTTCTTTTTTTCCCGATTTTTCTTAGTTGTTGCGGGATTACCTAAAGATTTTAACGTCGATACACGTTTGTCGCATCTTTTTAACGTAAACGTTCTTGTCTTTGGATTAAATGCAAGACTTGGAATATTTTTAATTTCACCTTTATCTTTTACATACTCCACGTCTTTTACTCGACTCAATTTAATAAGGTCCAAGCTTCTCGATAGGTAGCTTTTTAACGTTGCAATCTCGTTATCCTCTAGTTCGTATTGACACTTTACGATGTTATCGACAAACTCATTTATTTTCTTTATTTTAAGTGTTTTATCCAATTTATTCCAAGGTTCTTTTTTATTTATTTTACTTTCAGTCTCTAACATTTTTTCAATTCCGCCCATATCTGTTGTATTTTGAGAATCACTACTTAAAAGCATAGACTTATATTTTATGTTTTTAAGCTCCTGGCATTCATTCTTAGTGTTCATTACATACAATCGTGTTTTAAGTTTAACCTATTTTAATTGTAGTAGTTATATATTAATAGATATACGTGTTCAAAAATCTCATAGTATTTGATTTATTAACATTTTCTGCGGGAACACTCATTTTCCACGGACGAGAACGCATAAACCCCGTTGCAGAAGGAGCGGCTCCTCCTTTTTTTGGACCACCAAATTCTCTGCACGGCTTTATTACATTACCATCGCTATCGGTGCATTTCCCCTGATACATCATCCCATTTGTATTATTTGTGTTAATAGCTCTTCTAGCGATTGCGGAACGACCCCGGTTACTTTTATATCCATTACGAACTGGCATATATACATATCTAATATAATTATATATGTCAAAAAAATAATTGTATCAAAAAGTTTATTATATATATATATTAACAATTCACCAGTCTAATAAACTCACCTAGCTGAACATCAGTAAATGTATGCGACCAATTATTTAATCCTGCATAACTTCCATATGTAGACTGCCTATCCTGACGAATAGTATTATATAAATTTTTCATCCACGTATCATCCTTTTTTAATTTACGTTGAACGCAAATGCAGAGTTCATATGTAGACTGTTGGTTTCCGTTGAACCACTGATTATCTTTCTTTTTGAAAGTGGACGCGAAATATTCTGGAAGGTTCATAATTAATATTACTTAAATTTTATTTAAATTTTATTTCAATTTTATTTCAATTTTAATCTAAATGATTTACGCATTACAGTTTAATTAGTAGATTTTACTAGATATATTATATAATATAATGAAAACAATACATTTGGAAAAACCAAAAGAACGAATGATGGCAGCGAAAGCTGATGAGGTCGAGATACCATATATATCACAAGTAGAAATGGCGAATAAGATATATATGGGTGAACTCACAGGAAACTTAAAAAAAACGGCTTCACGTCTTCACGCAAAATTAAACAGCTACAAAACACAAGATAAAAAGAAAGACCGCTTCGAGGAATGCGAATTTATAACGGACGAACAGCTATATGAAAAACTTGTTATATCAAAGCTGAAATGCAATTATTGTAGAAAAGAAGTAAAACTCGTTTATTATTATGTCAGAGATGGTTCGCAATGGACTCTCGATAGACTAGATAACGATATAGGACATAGTTCAGACAACACGGTTATTTGCTGTTTAAAGTGTAATTTGCAGCGCAGAGTTACAGATGCAAATAAATTCTCTTTCACGAAACAATTAATTCTTAATAAGGGATTTTGATTTATAACATTATATAGTAACTATATAATATGGAAAACTTGGCGTGGAGTAACGGAGACAAGGCGGTTCGGTCAAAGAAGGGGGAACGACCTATAGTAGAAGAAAAAATAGAAGATAACAAGGTTAGAAACTCATACGTAGAGAGAAATAGAGGGGTAAATAAAGATAAACATCCCACGGGACCGTCGATAGATAGTGGTAACCTTGGAGCCTACAACGCAGCTGGAGCCTACAGCGCAGCAGGAGCATACAACGTTGCAGGAGATTATAAGCTAAGCGGTATGGAGACGATTAATACCTTTGATATGACAGACAATCGCCGGGAGATATATAATGATAAATTAAGCAATCGATCGGCGATATCAAACGCCTGCGGGAATCCATTCTTAACACATTTAAAATATTCTGATGATATTATTCAACAAGAGCGCTTTTTAATTCCAAAAAATTCAAACATGGAAAAAGAATATAGTGGATAAGTATTTAAAACATACATTAAATACTTATATAATGTCTTATACCACACAAAACTCTCTATTATTAAATAAACTAATGGCATTTTATCATAGTCCGGAAATATTGGATAAGATGCTGAATATTATTAATGGCGAATCGAAAATTTCATTACGTATAGTGGACTGGTTTTCGACAAACTATGCAAAAAAATATTACACTGTCTACAAATTAAAAACAAATAATAGATTTAAGGTATATATAGATTATAAATTGAAGCTGCGCGCTTATTCGAAAAAGAGATTTGACCCCTTCTGTCGTTGGGATAGAATAACTATTCCTTATAAGGAGGGCACGTCTATACAGACAACTATTGGGCAATTAAATTTTTTTAAATGGGCGATTGAGAACGAGGTTATTAAATATATAGAAGATAACTATAAAACGATTGAGGCCGATATGAATACCAGAAACAGCACTTCCCGGAGGAATAACGAGTCGTTGAGCTCGTCCGCACAAAAAACGCGGAAAAAGCGAGAGGAGTTATCAATATCCGCCGCAAAAAGTATTAAAAAAGAGGAGGTTGAGATAATAGTAAAATTCAATTAATATAATTTAAATATAAACATTATCTAATAATAATATTTAAATTATAATAAATGGGTAACTCCCAATTAATTAAAAAAGTGAACTTTGAATATATACAAAGTGAGCTTAATAATAACGATTCATTTATTATAAGTACATTACCGATAGAAAAACAGGAGTGTTTGATAACAGGAACACTAACTCCGTCCCGGGAGATTGAGATATTAAACCATTATCTTAAAAAAAACTCTAACATAAAGCTTATTGTTTATGCAGAGAATTCGAGTGATGAATCTTTATCTACAAAATGTCATCAACTACTTAAGTTAGGGTACACAAATATTTTAGTATATCCGGGTGGTCTATTCGAGTGGTTATTGCTTCAAGATATATATGGGGACGAGTTATTTCCCACAACAAGTGCGTGCAGAGATCATTTAAAATATAAAGGTAGGAAAAACGCCGATCTAATGATGATGAGGTGATATGGGGCAAAAACTTTATGTGTTTATTATTACGGGTCAGCGTCTTTTTGTTTGATGTATTACGTGAAAAATTGATATGATTTAATCGCCGTAATAGTATTTAATACATACAAACATGACTGTCTCATCATCTAATGCAATTATTTCGAACTCTTCTGTCAACGATATTCGACCCCCGAGCGCAAGATACTGTATTCTCGGGATCTTCTTTATGTACATTTCTATACTGGTATATCCTGAGTTCGGTCTTATCGCCGAGCTATTTTGCGGCTATATTTGCTGCGTATTGCTACTTGCATATATTACTTACACGATGATTGCTATTGCGTCTTATATGTTGAATGAAATTAATATTAATTATAAGGATATTATGAGAAATCCTATTTCGCGACAACGCAAGGGGATGTATGGAGGACATATTGGTATTAGACGCCACAATAGTGTGCCGCAGATCCGCCATAATGCCAAGGTGGGTGGAGGCGCGCAGTTTCGAGGGAGGCGTGACCTATGTGGTGAAATCACGATGCGTGACGGACAGTAAATAATGATTTACACCAATAATGATTTCATTTATTGGCGTGAAATTCTGAAAAATTGAAATATTTTTTATTCAATAACTTTACTTTGTTAAAAAGTAAAGTTATGAACAACCTACCTCTTCCAAACGAACTTATTCGCAGGGTGTATAGCTTTATTCATCCGGTGTTTTGCTATACCCAGTATGTAAAAAATATTCGCGGGTATCGTGATTCAATATATGAACTAGAATATGAATGCCAATTATACCAAAATAATTTGCTATCTTCCAGCATTGAAGACAGAAAAGACAATATTATGTGTATGGGGTCGTATGTTGAACTGCAGTCGGCTTACTTGGAGGATATAGAGGCGTTTCTGATAAAAAATCCGGATTTTGTGCGACCGGGCGACTTGAATGCACTTAATGAATTTCAATATAAGCTGTCTATTGACTATCGTATTACTAAACATAATATGGACCGCTTGGAAAAAAATCTTACTCTTCGGCGTGGGTTATGGTGTGATGGTAACTGGGGGGAGGCACTCGTAGAAGAAAATGAGATTATTTTGTTTGCTCCACTCACAGAGATTTTACAGCAGGGGAGTACTCGTGACTTGATTTATTCGTGTATTATTAATAGAGTGTGGGGGTTCAAAACTGCAATGACCATATATATGAGGGAACGTTATTTGGAGGATAGATTTGTTGAAAATCATATCGTGGAATTTATTAATCATCGTTACCCAACTCGTTGCGGGCCTCTCCCGATGCTACGGAAGCGGCTTGTTCGTAGGCTTATGAAGATTTAGTATATATCGACGAGTATCCCTCTAAACACAGTGTAAATTAAAATATTTTTTATTCGTCCATTGCCTTATTCGCAAGTTTATCTGCTATTTTATTTTTATCTCTCTTCACGTGACCCAGAGTTACCATATTTATCTTTTCTAAGAGGGATTTAGCCGCAATATAGAGGGGTTTAAGATTACTAGAGTTCACCTTCCATTTTCCCACAAGTTGGTTGATTACCAATAGGGAGTCGCCTTTAATATGAAGAGTTTGGATATTGTTTTCGACTGCGAGTTCCAGTCCTAATATAATCCCCATATACTCTGCGAAGTTGTTCGTGTTATTATCCGAAACTTTCTTGTATCCTTCCCATACAACAACGTCGTCTTTCAAAATGGCGTATCCGCAGCCACATAATCCTGGGTTTCCGCGACTACCGCCGTCAAACATTAATGTATAGTGGTCATTATCCATTAATCTATATAAATAAAATTATCTATATGATAGGCTTCAATTTTACACAGAATGTCTAATCGCAATAAAATAATTATATATATATATATATGGCAGACCCAGTATTTTTATGGGAGAAGCATAAAATGACTAAGCGAGACTATAGACTGCACAACGGAACATACGATATTGATGGTGAGTGCGATGATATACAAGACGATGTTACGTTAAACAAAAAATTACGCGTTTTATTTTCCGACGGCGGAAAAAGCATAGTTCCCCACCCACACAAGATATATCCATTTTGTAATGAAAAGCTTAAGAAGGTAGGTGGCGTACCATCGGCAATTATAGGATTTTTTGACAAAGTAAACAATCCAAAAATAAATAAACCTGCAAGAGATGCTTTGAGCGAAGTGTTTGGTGTTAAATTTACGGCAACTGCGGGCATAACGGAAGACCCCGGCTTCTCCCACGACCCCGAAGCTTGGCGTTCACCTCCACCTAATCCAGAATTATTTTTGGAAACAATTTTGATGATGGCTAGAGAGAATAAAGACCAATTTATAGCAAGCCATTCGGGATTTATGACAAAACTATATAATTATATTACTCAAAATTATACAGAGACTAGTGAACCGCCGATGTTATACACAAGCACACCATCGACAAGCACACCATCGACAAGAACACCGTCGACAAGCACACCGTCGACAAGAACACCGTCGACAAGAACACCGTCGACAAGAACACCGTCGACAAGAACACCGTCGACAAGAACACCGTCGACAGACACCAGTGATAAATTAGTACAATCGGGAGGTACGAATAGAGGTATTTTTGACAATTTAGATATATTACAACTTATATTGGATACCAGTAAAACGGGAAGAGAAGCTGTAAAGGGTATTATTGTACGTAGATTTAATAAAGATTATTCAAGTGCCGAGTCTGACGGGGTGAAGCCTCCACCCGCCGCCCACTATGGATGGGGCGAGGAAAACATTAGAAGCGTTTTTATTATTAGACATTGTATTGGTTGCCACAATTTGACACCGGGAAAATCAGCAAAGATATATCAGGCTGCGATGGAAGCAGTTATGCATAAAAAAAAAGGTTATCTAAAATGGGCTATGTGTGTAAGCCAAACATACAATGAATTTATGTCTCAAAAAGAGAATTTACTATCAATATTAAAAGAATATTCGAAAAAAGGAACAACAAAAGAAAATAGATTTGGTTATACATTTGGCTCCTCCGTCATTTTTAGAGCTATATTAACAAGTATATTGGCTTATAATACAATGTTTGGCGAAGGTATGGCGTCTCCGCTCACGAGCGCCGAACCTTCGTCTCTAGATGCGGATAGTTGGGTGACGAAGTTGGAGATAGATGATGGACGCGGTAAAAGAAAAGGTGCGAAAAAAACGTGTAAGAAAAAGTGTAGAAAAACCTGTTCTAAACATAAGAAAAAAATAAAAAGGGAGAAATGCAAAAAAACGTGTAAGAAAAAGTGCTATAAAACGTGTAAGAAAAAATGCAGAAAAACCTGTTCCAAACATAAGGATAAAAGAAAGAGGGAGAAATGCAAAAAAAAATGTGCAAAGAAGTGTTAAAAACTTAAGTTTACATAAATGACTACTCTGTCTTACCTACACGTGTCTGTGAATTAAAATGATGATACGTCGCCCAATTCTTGGGACAGTTCTTTGTTTTGCCATCATATGGAACCGCAAGCCTATGCTCTAGTAACATCTGGGAACAAGAACTACCTTCAAAGATTACGTCTGCGAGAACCCTTCCATATTTTTCTGTAGAGAGATTTTCTAAATAAACCATTTTTCCTAATATTTTCTCTATTAACACATCCCTTGCCTTTATAGCAATTAATCTCTCGTTTGCATCTTTCGTTCGCAGCTCGGGGCAAGATCCCCGCCAATCTTACCGAGAATTTATATAGAGGACTCGCTTTATAGGGCAAAAACGCGGCGATTGTAATCGTGTCGCCGTCATAACATTTAATAACCCTCCCTTCGGTGATGGGAGGAATAAAATTCGGGAGTGCTTTTGGGTCTATATTTGTTGGTATAGAAGGATGTCTTACTTTTGAAGAACAAGAACCCATATATGTTATGCAAAGAAATTACCATTTAACTATTAATCCTTGATGTTTTGAGTCTGATGCGGAATCTTGTATCATCTTGGAATATTCGGGCGTTCCACAAATGAGAACGGCGGATATACGTTTAGACCTCCTGTTAATAATAGTCCGAACATCTTTTTCCGTAATAATGCGCGAATAATTGCTATAAAACATTTTTTTATGGACCGTCTTTGGTATAGTATCTACTAAAAATTCGTCTTTTTCGGAAGGGAAACTAGCATATATTCTAAATTTGTATTTTGTGTCAGGGGAGAGATGAGTAACGATGGCATTAAATGGAGCTATTCCTGTCCCACAACAAAACATTATTATTTCTCCGTGAGGAATTATTCCTTGTTTTGTGTGAAGAATATCTGTATCGGGGTCGTAGTAGTTGTCGCCATAGGGACCATCCAACTTGGCGTCTGAGTTGTTTGTCCAAGAACGACATATATGTTCTGATATGCCACTCTTATATGATTTGATATAGAGTACTAACGATCGTTCTGACCACTCAACCGGTGTGTATGGTCTAGACTTATCATCCCCGAATAGTTTTACTAATTGTCCTGGTTTAATTATGGTATCCTTTTTAAGGGATATGTCTAATTTGAAGATGTTTGGTACAACCTCGGTATTTTTCTTTACGATATCCCGAAAGTCTGTTGCTTTTTGCGGAGGATCTTGGAGTTTCCCGAAAAGATGGAATATCGCAGCAGCCATAATTACCGAAATAACCATAGGTTTGGTGCCGCCATTTCTCCAACACAATAATGCTATTGCGGCAAGCGTCCACAGCGCATATCTTGTTATGCGAGCGTTGACTCTGAGATTATATGCTATTATTGATAATATCAATAATCCCGTATTTCCATATAGAGCTGGCTCGGTTTCGGAGCTTTCTCGAAACAAGCCAATAAAACTAATAATATATGTGAATATATAGATACTGTGCCATCCAAATAATCCAATGAACCCCTTTTTCACCAGTGTGCCAGCAAAAGCTGCTAATTGTAGAACAAATATAGCCGATATATTTGGATAAAAAGATGTAGTAAGTAGCGACCATACATTAAACGTTATTTGAGCACCCGAGTAAAAAGTGCGTATGTTTTCAGAAAACCAATTAGGACATGAGTCCCAATATTGAATCCCCGAGCGTATTGCGCTAGATTGTCGTGCCCCAGTTGGATTAGCAATATCTGATATTTTTTCACGTATGGCCATATTCATCATCAGTATTGCCCATACCATTATGATATGCACATTAGGCTTATTTCTGAATAGATATCCTATTGCTCCCAATAATATACTTCTTATGACAAAAATACCATTTACATTTCTAAACTCATTATTTAATAGCCCAAATCCATTCGTAGTAAAATTATTTGCTAGATTAAATTGTAAACTGCTAATAGATAATAACGCTGCGGGCAACATACTCAATACTACATCTAATGTAGTCCTTCCACGAGGTATTCCATATGTTGAACCGTTTTTAATTACACCAAAGTAATACCACGCGTAAACTAAGAGTGAAACTACTCCTAAAATCTTATGCATATTTGCCTTGTCCTCCTTGGTAAATAGTTTACGAAGGGGGGAAGCGTTAAATTTACTCTTTAAAAAATCTAATATTGACACGTCCTCAATTTTTATACCGCTATTTTCTTTTTCAGACAGAACTTCATTAGACGATGGATCGTCAATCTTAAATTCCTTAAGCCGAATTCTGGCTTCTCTAGAATGATGAACCGCTTCAAACTCTTCAGTTAAATCTCCGCCATCTTTAAATACATTTGAGCCACCCGGATGTTCATTCATAAATTCAGTAATATCATATTTATCATTATTTATATAGATAATCATACATACTGAGTTGTTAAATATTCCGTAGATTAAACTTAAATTATTTTATAGAAGCCCCGCATAAACAAGATACTGTATCATTTGTATCGTAACCATAAAAAACAAAAATGTTAAGAAATTCTTCATAGTATACTTCATTTATGTATATTATTCTTTTCAAATAATTATATTAATTGTCGTCGATTTAACTATTGGGATTATTTATCGTAGTTTTTAGTTTATTAATAAAATTACTGTCCTCAAATGTCATATACGTAACAGATGCAACTAGAAATCCCATATTCATTAACATTATACCAATTACTCCATCATAAAAATACAGAGAATATTTTACCATATAAAATATTATAACAGAAATGATCACCATCAGAACAATCCTTGCATAATACTTTTTATTACTACTATGCTCAGGTGTAAAATAAATATCACACGTGACTATTATAAAGTTTATTACAGCAAATATTAGTAGTGATTTATTTTTAGGTGAATCTGTATTGAAGTTAATTGCCTCGGCATTGAAATAATGATAGCACGCAAAAAATGATGATAGGATAAGACTATACATCCATATAAAATCGTTCATACACTCATAATTCTTTGAATCGGTAGTATCCTGTTTGATATTACAAGTATATATTTTATCTAATATTAAACTTACTCCCGCCATTTCAGTCCATAATATTGAAAATGCGGGGGATAAATAAAATATTATGGTCATCAGAGACAGTGTTAGGTAACAAAATATATCAATGTATATTTTAGAAAGTGGTAGTTTATTATCAATAATATCATCGTATATTTTTAGGGTTACGCCATATAGAAACGAGACAACACATATTTCGTTCATACGTATTATAACCTTAAATATGATTTCACCCCATATAACTCATTAATAAAACCTGCTTAATTTTATTAGGCTCAATAGGAAGGCTTATTTCTAGCTTCTTAAACAATTCCGCTAAAAACGAGGAGGTTCCATCAGATAGTGTTATTTTTCTCTCAATCTCTATAATTTTGTCCTTGTATTGTTGCAATATCATATATGTTTTGTGCAGGATTTTCTTATCATACAAGTTCTTGTAAAGCATAATCTTATCTTGCTTTGAAAA